TGCTCGTTAAAGAACTCGTAGGTCGCCTCTGGGTAATGTTCCATCAGGGTGCCCCACGCCCACGCCCAAGACAGATAGGTCAGGCCGTTTTTCTTTTCGGCGCGTTCGCTAACGTCAACGACCGACAGTGTCTCCCAGACCGACTGATATGTCGGTTCAGAGGAGGTAGTTTTTTTTGTGCTCATCGCTTACTCCTAGTGTTTTCCACACTTCCCTTGGTGTCATTTTGTAGAACTCTGCGGCGTTGATATTCCCGACATGCTTGTCGTTGATATAAAACGCCAGCACGTTCCCGTGGATGGTTATCTGTAACTTGTTTTTCGACTGTTGCATCATGCCAACAACCTTGAGATAGAAGTCAGGGTCTTGCTGAATCATGCGGCCCTCCATTGGTCGCACCACTCAGCAACACGGCACCAATTATCCTCGCATCTGGTATACCGGCCCTCTCTCGTTTCGACAATCAACCCCTCCTTCCCTTCGGCGTATTCACGCGCCTGATCCATTGAGTCAAAAACCCTGAGCGCTCGCTTGTTTCCATCCTTTTTGACGGCGAACAAGTCGGGCTTTTTCCACCGCTCATCGTCAGAGCACAACGGCAGTGGCTCGCCAGTCAGCCGCAGGAACTCAGCTTCGTCGTGCAGGCGGACCCGTTCGCGGACATAGCTATCCCTAACTTGTTCGCTCCAAAGCGGGATATCCACAATCACGATTGGCGCTTTCGGGTAATTCGCCTCACCGGCCTTGTTTCGTTGCCAGTCACGCAACACGGCGACGATCTGCAAGCCGGTTACCTTGCCTCCCTTTCTGGCGGCTAGCCATGCGTAGAAGTTGAGCTGTTTGTCCCACTCTTTCTTGCCGTAGATGACCGACCATACCGACGTACACTTGTAGTCGAGAATGGTGACGGTGCCATCTTCCTCAGAGCGTTGCAGATCGATAGCGCCACTAATGACCCAGTTATCGATCTCGGCAAACAACCTTTCTTCCACGATGTGGCCGTCCGGTTGATGCTGTTCAAACATGTTATGGACTGCTGTGCCAAGCACAGACCAGACCATGTCGGATGCGTCCTCCTCTATCAATGCATCATGCTCGGCCTTGAGAATGCGCACACGCGGAGAGTCGATCAGTTGGGTGACAGATCGATTGCTATTGCCACGGCTGTAATCGCTGTGGGTCAGCGCCTGATAAACAGGCTCCGGTAGATTGGTGTGGTTGGTTATTCTCACTGGACTCTAAATACCCGCATCTTTTCGCCGTCACGAACGACGCTAAATTTCTTTGGCGGGTGTCGCCTTTGGAACCTCACCACTCTTTGGCGTAACGCTTGGACAAGTCGCGCCTCGTCGTATGAGACCGGGGCGAGAAATGATTCGTTGATCTCCATCTCCGAAAATGGTAACTCTGGCAAGCGGGTGCGTTGCGGGATTGGAATGTCCTTTTCGATCTTGATCATGCTCTTCTTTCTCCTCGGCTTCTTGGAGTTGATAGACGTGGCGTCCCATTTTGCTCATGCAATGGTCCTCGTTTTGAACCAGTCGTAATGATAATAGCGGGAAGAAAAAAATGTCAAACAATATCGTAGAAATGGTGATTCATGGTGAGCCGTGTAGCAAAGCAAATAGCCGTAGACTTGTTAAGAGCAAGAGCGGACGACCGCTGTTCATCAAATCGCAAAAAGCGCTCGACTATGTCAAGTCATTTGCGAAGCAATGCAAGAAAATTGAGCCGCCGGTAGAGAAAGATGTAGCCGTTCGGATCGTAATATTTTATGCTAGCAGACGGCCTGACCTTGACGAATCTTTGATCTTGGACTGCATGCAGGGTCCGATATACAAGAACGACCGTCAGGTAAAAGAAAAGCACATCATCTGGGGCGGGGTCGATAAAGAAGACCCGAGGGCAGAAATTAATGTCCGATATCTATAGGACGGTTTACAGCAAAGTCATATTCCAAGCTATCCGCGATCTGGTGGGATCGGGACCGCAGGAAAAGGAAGACGCCATCAAGTACCTCCAATCACCTGCCTTTCTTTCTCACTGCGCTATGGCTGGATTTCCGGACGGGTTGCAGGACGCACTGGATGAGATGTTATTGTTAAGCAGGACCGAGCAAAAAGTGGTCGCCAAGATGGTTATGGAAGAGCTTGCGGCTAATGCGTAAAAAAAAGCCCCCGATGGGCGGGGGCGAGATCTTAGGAGTGTACCAACACTAGGACTGTACTAGTCTAGAACATTACTATATTTAAATTAGTAAGGTTCTAAGCTGTTTCTTTCCTAGACTAGGACAGTACTAGGGTCTACCAATATCACAAAAAACAGGGGTAGGCAACTATTATGGACGCTCTTGAAGAGTACGTTCTGGGCCATAACAGGGACTCCCGAGTGAAATGTCCCGAGTGCGGCGATCAACGAAAGAAGAAAAACCAAAAAACATTTTCGATCACAATCAAGCCTGACGGCACCCTGTATCACTGCCACCACTGTGGCCTTTCCGGTGTCGTTAAGCGCGAAAAATTCTACGAGGCTTACATGGAGAAAGTAGTCAAGATACCAACGCAACTAAACTATAACGTCCAGCTTATCCAAGACTTTTTCGGCCAGCGCAACGTGCCACTGGATACTCTTGAGGGGTTGCCGGCAATGACCACAGGGGAGAAATACTTTCAAGGCGAAATGAAGCAGGCGGTCGGCTTTATCTACGGGCCACGGGAAAATCCCGCCGCAATTAAGTGGCGATCCGTGGAAGGGAAGGGATTTCTCTGTGATGGCGCTCCCAGATCGTTCTACGGTATCGAAAACGTGGAAGATACTGACGAGGATTTGACGATAGTCGAGGGCGAGTGTGATGTCATTGCCTTGGCTAGCGTTGGAATTAAGGCCGTCTCTTGCCCCAACGGGGCACCTGCAAAGGTCAGCCAGAATCGGGTCTCTCCGGAGGAGGACAACAAGTTCTCGTATATCTGGGAGGAAAGGGAGCGTCTGGAGCGCGTCAAGCGGGTTATTCTGGCGACTGATAATGATCAGGCAGGCGAGGCGCTGGCAGAAGAAATCGCCCGTCGAGTGGGTCGGGCCAAGTGCTGGCGGGTCAAGTTTCCCGAAGGCACAAAGGACGCAAACGATGCTGTTGACAAGTTGGGAGCAGATGAAACGCGCAGACTCTTCGATAATCCTGAGCCAGTTCCGCTGTCCGGAGTCTATGGCGCGTCGGAATATCTAAATGACATCAAAGACATTTACGCTAACGGCCACGGGCGCGGAGCGTCTACCGGGTTCCCTGCTATTGATGAGTTGTTCACCATAGCGGAGGGACAGCTATCCATCGTCACCGGAATGCCGAGTTCGGGTAAGTCTGAGTTCATTGACCAGATCATGGTGAATCTGGCCCAGCGTGAGTCATGGAAGTTTGCCGTGTGCTCGTTTGAGAACCCACCACACATGCACATTGCCAAGCTGGCAGAGAAGGTCACGGGCAAACCATTCTATGACGGGCTTGGCCCCAGAATGACAGAGGAGGAATTGGAAGAGGCAATAGTGTTCATTAACGAGCACTTTGTGTTCCTTGAATCCAAAGACGGCGGCATGAGCACCATCGATAGCGTCATTGAGCGCACCAAGCAGGCGGTCATGCGTCTGGGTGTGCGGGGTCTGATCATCGATCCCTACAATTACATTGAGCAGTCAGGGTCTGAGGAGCATAACAGCATCAGCCATATGCTCAGTCGAATCACCGCCTTTGCCAAGGCACACGGCATTCACGTCTGGTTTGTTGCCCACCCTCAGAAGATGTACCCCCGAGAGGATGGCACCTATGCGGTGCCCAAGGGTATGAACATCTCCGGTTCAGCGGCATGGTTTGCGAAAGCTGATCTGGGTATTACCGTCCACCGAGGCGAGGACTGCGTAGAGGTGCATTGCTGGAAGTCCCGATTCAAGTGGACGGGCCAGCAGGGAACCGCACTCCTTACATATGACTTGTCAAACGGAAGGTATAGGGACTTTGTTCCGCCTGCGGAAATCAAGACGATCAAGGGAGTTGACAGGAGTTGGGAGGATTTCGATGAGTTCTGAAAAGGCGCACACGGACCTCGGCACAAAGGAAATCTACCAGCGTCACTCGGTCATGGTCGAGGGCGGCAAGATGCCTCGGGCCAAGGTGATGGACCAGTATCTGGTGGACCGATACCTGATGGACGGCCTGCTTTCCTTGTCTCAGCATCAAGCCGCCGAATACGTTATGGCCCAAGCGGCACAGGCAGGCGTGTTCACCAAGGCGCTTAACTTTGAGCCGTCATCAGGGGAGCGAGCAAAAGACTCTATGGCTAACGAGTCGCTGATGCGATACGGGCGCACACTGGATGTGATTGAAAAACGATACGGCCCGTACCACAAGTACCTTGTCGAAGAGGTTGTGCTTCACAACTGGGACGTGTCGGGGGATGCAAAGAAGATGGGGGTCTTGAAAGAAGGGCTGGATTGGCTGTCGAACAGACGCTTGTCTGGCGGCAGGAACCCGTTGAGGAAATTGAAAGGTGAGTAGTTTTGATGAGCAGGTAGGCGGGGATCATTACAAGCGGTTCAAGATACAGCCGCTGGAGTATGCATTGCAGAATGATCTGGGGATTTGCGAACACGCCGTGATTAAGTACGTGACTAGGTGGCGCGACAAGGGTGGTGCTGATGACTTGTTAAAAGCAAGGCATTACATTGATTTACTGCTGGAGTTTAAGAGTGAAAAGTCTGGGAACGGGTAGGCGTTTTAATCACATGACGATTTGCGAAAACGGTGAGGGACAGCATGTAGGAACCCTCGCTGAGATAGAGTTTTCGCGGTTCCTGATTATGAGCAACGTACAGCATGCGTGGTCGGCTTGCGACAAAGGCCCGTATGATTTTGCCGTAATGGACATATCCGGTCGCATGGTAGGGATTGATGTGAAGGCAAAAAAGAGGAATGTGCCACCATCGCACTCTCAGGATGCGCACGTTACCTGCGATCAAGAGCTATACGAATGCCATGTTTATGTTTTTTACAGTGTTACAGATGACAAACCAACAGCAATGGGGTGGATTGGTAAAGGTGATTTTTGGCGAGACTGCCGAAGGGTGCGGAAGGGCGACAGGGACGGCTCTTTTGAAGAGCACGTTGATGCGGGGAAGATGAAGTACAGCGAACTCAAGCCAATGACTGATCTTCTTGGGTATTTGAAGTCCTGCTGGGAGTAGGATGCGGTGGATAGCGCCTGACCAATCACATGAACACTAAATTCATTGTCAGCCCCTGATCAGGTGCTTGTACCCGCGCCACCGCACGCGGTTAGGAGTTGGGGCTAACCCAGTGTAGCACCAGCCGACTTTTTGCGTAAAGCCGCTGGGCACCTAATAATTTCAATGCAGGGAGAGTTTGCCTCCTTTAGCAACAATACCGACAGGTTGTCCATGATTGCCACGTCCTCTCCGAATCTTTCGGCCATCTGCATCGCCGCTTGTACCGCTATCTGGTAATCGTCTGGGTCTTCCATCCATAATCCCCTTGCGTCTGAGAAATCGTGAGTAAGCGCCAGCCTCAAGGTCAGCGCATTTGCCTACCCCGCACAAATCAGTTGATTCGTAGATTGCAGGGCATGCGGGGGCGTGAACGCCCCCCTCCATGTCGCAATAATCGCAGGTCATGCGAACATCGCCAAGATGACAATCACCAGAGTGGTGAACGACATCGTCGCACCAGCGCCAGCAATCAAGGTCAGCATCGGTATCTGCTGAACCATGCGCTCCGCTTCCAGCACCCGCTCCATCATGGTGTCTGGCATCTCGGGTGCCTTGGGTGCAGGCTCCGCTTTCGGGGCAGGCTCCGCTTTCGGGACAGGCTCCACCTTTTTTGCTGGCGGCGTCCGGTTGGTGTAGCTTTTCCGGAGATACCAAGCCCGTTGAGCTACTGACTTTTCCGTCCTGCCAATCTGCTCTCCAATTTCTTTATAAGACACGCGGTTGAGAATCCCGTGGGACAGAACCCTATCCTCGCCTTGCGTCCATCTTCGTCGTTCTGATACTGACATAATGATTACTCCTCACAGTTGACGTTGGGGTTGTAAGCAGGCCAAACCTTGCTCTCAACCATTTCACAGTAGTGGCGTTCGGCGGCGACTGCATCATCGTAGTCACCGCGTCCCACCACGGCCAAAACGAGCAGGAGTGTAACCACCCCCACCCATATAGAAATCGCGTTATCCATTACACCTCCCCCTTGCTGTGCTTTTCTTCAGCCACATCGGTTGAGTGCGAGATAAATTCCCGCGCAACCTGTACAGACGGGGCCACGTCGAAAGCGCAACGGATCACTGCATACAACACGCCAGTCATAGCGCCGGCCACGCCAGCGTGTGTCTTATCGACATCGTGCTCGCTCAGTTTGTCGAACATGTCCAGCGCGGCCTGTACACCGATTTCATAGGCGGCGCGTTGCTGTGCGTCCACCTCCTCCATTGTTTCGGCTTCGCGCTTTAACAGCTCTGCGGCCCTGCGGCCCTCAAAATCAATCACGTCACTCACAGCCTCCACCCCCTCGCCTGCTTTAGCGTTTTGATTGCGGCCACTGCGTTTTGATAAAACTCTGAGTCGGTCTCCACCCAGTCATCAAACATAATGTTGAGGGTGTCGCAGACAACATAGGTCGCCTCGCTCTCGGTCATCGCAGGGGTTTCGGGAGGGGCATCCTCCGCATTGGGGCAGTTGGGATGGTGCTCGCCAACATGCAAGCACTCGTTACACATTCTGATCATGTCATTCACTCCTACGTTGAGACATTGTTTATGTTACGCCCGCATGGACGCACAGGCAAGTACTATCATAAAAAAT